CTGAAGCAACACCTTTAGGCTCGTGTAGGTTGCCTGTGCTTATTGAACTGTGCTCAATAGCCATTTTTTTCTCCTATGTTAAAAGGATTGGGAGGCCCGAAGACCTCCCTCCCCCGATGGTTCTTATTGCTTGCGATAACGGATAACGATTTTAGCATCGCCACCGTCAATAGAGGTGATTGTACCACCACCCGCAACAATATCTACACCAACAGTTGTGGCTGCGGAAGTGCTGACAGGGTTAGTACCCGCCCATGTTCCGTCACCAGCTGCATCTACTTCAACAACAGCCGCTAAAGAAGTAGCAGCCTCTGTTACAGTAAAGCCATTAGTCCCTGCCGAACCGCTAGTACCAACATTCAACGTAGTTGAAGTAGTACCGCCAGTTTGGGTGAACGCTGTTGATACGTCAAACAGACAATCCAAAGGAACCGCACCTGCGGGTAAAGACAACTGAGTATCAAAACTAGCAACACCTGCTGCTACAGTGAAGTCAGCTGCTTTAACATATACGACAGCTTCAACTACAGAGCCTGAACTCTCCAGCTTACCACCACCTACGATGCCGTCTTGTGTATCACGAACACCGTAGTGATTGTTTACGCCCAATCCAGCGCTATTTTCATATGACATTATTTAATCTCCTATGCGGTTGCAGTGGCGTTAGTAAGAACAACACCCAGCGTATCGACACGCTGAACACCATCACCCCAACGAGTTTTAGTAACAAACTCATCACGGCCTTTACTAATGTCACGATCTGTTTCAGTAGTAGGAGTTTGTCTCCAAGCTACCATTCCGGGCTTGCACTGGTCGTCAGCTACACACATAAAGATGTTAGCAACACTGTCGAAGTTAGTAGTGACAGTACCGTTACCGGCACCAGCTGCTACTTGTGGCAAGCGATTAGAAGTCCAGATCTGCCATCCATGAAGTTCAGTAACAAACTTGTGATCCTTGTCAAAACCGTCCTTAACAAGCTGTTGGAACAATGGGCCAGAAGCGCCAATACCAACTTGCGAGGTAAGAGTAAGAGTTTTAGAAAAGGTTGCTGCAACAACAGGATCAACCAAAGCAATACGACCGTTCATAGGTACGTTAGCTTTGTCGAATGCTAAACGCATTTCGATAAGCTCATCTTCAGTCATCACTTCGTTACCAGCACCAGCATTGCCTACTAGACGATGTGGAAAACCGTTGATGTCGTTAAGCTGACCATCAGTCTGCGAATTGTACAAAGTAGCAAGGAAGCGTGATTCAAAAGTTTCTTGAATAGCACGAGTACCTTCAGACGCACGCATTGACAATAGCTGCTCTACTTGAGCACCGTCTTGACGCATGACGTCAGTCACATAGAACCCGTCACCGATGTAATCGCTGATGCTGAGCTGGATATTACCAGACTCAATTGGGTTGTAAGTGATGTCTTCGTCTTCAGTGATTTCCTGAATGGTTGCACTACCAATGGTTTTAATATTGAGAGTAGAACCGTTAGGGAAGTCAGTTACGTTACGATAAAAGGTATTCGGTAACAATCCGTCATGCAGATTCTGCAAGATGAAGGTCGAATACTGTGACGCCTCAATGAAGGCGGGGTTACTTGAGCTAGTAATAGCCATTGTATTTCTCCGTTAAGTTAGTTTAGACGCTGCTTCTGCTTTTGCATTAGCCCACTTACTAGGTAGTTCACTATTTGTCCCGCTGAACTTAGCCATGTAATCAGGTTGTGTTCTCTCCACCGGTCGTGACGAGATGTTCACACTACCACCAGTGGTGGGTTGTGGATCTCGTACACTAGGTGCATTAAACAGTTCCATAACTACTTGCGGGGACTGTGAAGCCATCTGTGTAAGTTGACCAACTGAAATACCTAGTGACTTAGCTCTGCTTTCAAACTCTACAGAAGCTGCACCACCAAACTTTTCAGACAAGGCACTACGTACCTGTGCTGCATTAGTTTGAGCTACGTCTTGTTGGGCTTTCGTTTGTAGTATGTTAGACACTACGTTCTCTATCTCAGTCGCGTCTAGCCCTGTAACGGAGGGTTGTTCCACTACTTGCTGCTGTGACTGTTGTAGACTAGCAAGTAAGTCTTCAGCACCTCGGCGTTTGTTCAGCTCTTCCTCCAGTTCCTTCACCTTCGAGTTCAACTCGCTAATGTGGCTCTGTGCATGGGGGATGGACTGTAACGCTGTTGGTACATCAGCATACTTCTGCCTACCGTCATCGGTCGTAATGCTTGAAAGCTGGTCTGCAAACAAACTATTAGGATCGACTTGCGGAGTAACTGCCGCATCAGCTTGTGCCGCTTGGTCGGCTGGCACTTGATCGTTAACTTGACCTTCACCGTTAGGGTTACTAACTTGATCATTCATTTACTTTTCCTCTATGTCTATAAGACTCATGATAGAACGGAGAGCGGTCTGCTCCCCTAGATAGTGAGCCATCTTGTCTTCCCAAGAGTTACTGTCAAAGTGCTTACGAGATGACATCTCCTTCACGCTTACATCCAGATCCTCCTGTAACAGCTCGGTTAGTCTGTCCAGCACCAGCTTAGCATTCTTTACTTGCTGCTTAACTGCTGCCTTCTCAGATTCTTTATAATCTTTAAGCCATCGGGTTTTCATCTTCACCCTCTATTGGCGTTTGGGCTTCTACAGCTAGGTCTTCTTGAGCCTGCTGTACAAATCGTTGTGTCTCTACTTCTTCAAACACTTGTGCATTATCACTGAACAACTCAAAGCGTTGTAGCTGTAGGCTGTCCTCAACCATACGAGCCAGTGCCTTGCTTGACATATGCTTAGAGATGCTAGGCCACACTGCACTGTTGGCAATACCAGACAGGTTCTGTAGCAGCTGTGCTCTTGCACTGAAGTGTCTAGCACCTACAGGGCGTAGCTTACCCTTAGCTGTGATGTCTTCCTTAGTGATCTCCATGAAGTCCACTACACCTAAGTCATCATCCATTACTCGGACAACATCTGCCCCATTCATGTGACGCTTAGCTACCTCAAGCATGTTGTTAAGCAGACTCTCTAACAGCTCTACCTCGAACTGTGTGGTCTTCTCTTGGAAGATACGACCTGCTGCATTCTCTAGGCTCTGTACTTCAAAGGCTGTCTTCTCGCCCGGTGTACGAATACCCATGGCCTGCTTAGGTGCACCTGCCATCTCCTCCATTAGGTTAAGGATGCGGTCTATCTCGAAGTTAGCAGAGAATGCCTGAGCTGCTGGAGCCATAGGTTGTACGTCCCCACCCTCTCCTACGTATATCTCTGCAAACGGTGCCCATTCAAACTCATCTACATCGCCAATGATCTTGATGGGTGGTGCTAATATCATATCGCCTATGTCAGCCTTGAGGTTTTCAAGGTGATCAATACGATACTGTAATCCTACTAGGTTATCCAATGGCCCCATACCGTACAGGTTGTCTGGTCGCTTACGCCATGATGTCATCACTTTGTAGCCACCACGTTTCCATGCTGGGATAGGTTCCTTACGGATAACCTTGGTTCGATCCATGATGGTGATGATGTAGTCATCCAACAGTTGACCTGTATCTGTGTCGTACATCGTTCCTTCAAACTCTAGCAGCTCTACATAGCCACTGCCGTAGTATTCATACAGATCCCCGAAGCCATCTACTCGGAAACCTTGTGCCTTATTGAAATCATCTGAGCTGTAGTAGCCATTGTGGTTGGCTCGTATCTCAGCTGATGCACGTACAGCATCTTGAAACTGTTTATCATTGCTATGTGCAGCCTGTAACTCTATCTCACCAAAGCTCTTGATGGTACGAGTGATCTTAGGACTCTTAGCGAAGTCAGTAGCTATCGGATCAAACACAATATCTTCTGGGCTTACACGTACAGCCTTCGGCCCTATATATCCGGGGATAATCTCCCCAGTTTCAGGGTCTTCCTTGCTCTCATCTATCCATACAACGTCTGCTATGGCGATTCCGTAGTCAATGTAGTCCAACACAAGGGTGCTGGCTGTGGTGCGTAGGTTACTCTCACGTACCTTGTTGCTCATGTACGCTTGGATAGCCTTCTTCTTCTCTATGTCTTCAGCATCAAGGGTATATCCTTCCCACTTCATCCAATCGTCATTGGGGAATAGGGCGCTATTGTAGTTTGCGTGTAGGTTATCCCTGATCTGGCACAGCTTAGGCAACGTAGTCTTGTTCTTCCAAGGCAGTGTTGCATTACTGGTAGTAGCTGTGTCTGTAGCGAAGACATAGTTACGTATCTCCATCTTCTCATCGAGCCATGTACGACGCTGGTTGTTCCAGTTGTCCCATTGCTGTACGATATTAGCCGCTAGGTCGTCTGGTGACAATACACCCTCTAGTTCTAGTACGCGATCGTCTATCATCTAAAAGCTACTCCACCGAATCTACTGTTAAATTTAACCACATTGCTTTTCTCTCTGTTAATACCTGTTCGCTGCTTAGGCTTCACTGCTATCTCGATAACAGATGCTAGGCAATCCTTTATATCATCGTGCTGTGGTCTTGCTAATACTAATTCTTCTTCCAGTGCTGGGACATACCCGCCCTTGTAGTGCCACACAGAGAGGTTCTCATAGCGTGGCTCTAGTACAGCAGCCATCCTCTCTACCTTACTACCCTGATGACGGTTAGGACGGTGATCGTCTATCGACAAGCTGTCTCCGTTCTCCCGTATCTTATCCTTCAGATCCCCTACGATGATGCTCTGTGCTGCTGTTACCTCTGCACGTAGCTTCCTGAATCCCCATCGTGAGTGCATCTCACTGATCTTGTCGTAATACATGCTGATCTTGTCTGTCTTAAATCTGTCTATGTCCAGCAGATAGATGTGTCCGTCTGCTGCCATACCTATTACTACGATGGCTGTGAAGTCAGCCTTAGCATTGATGGTATATGCAAAGTCAATAGCTGCATAGACATTCAACACCTTCTCTTTGAAGAACCACTTGCCACTCTGGTGAGTGAGATGCTTCTTGTCGTAGTATTGAAACTTTGTATAGTCTAGCCTGTTGGACTCAGGGTCATTAGGGTCGTTGTAATATTGAGCATGGAACTGAGTCCTATCTGAGTACATAGCACTGATACGTGCCAGCTCCTTCTTGTTAAATCCAAATGCCTTACCATCATCCCTCGCTGCTCTGGGCCATAAGAACGCCCCTTCTGTTTCTACCACCTCTTCCAAGATTGTCCATAGCGGCTGCTCGTCTATGATCTCCTCATCCTCATCGTACACAGGGATCACTTGCTTCTTCCACTCATTGTACTGGTCAGCTGGGTGGTAACGTGTACCACATGCTTTAGTCATCCCACCTGTGTTCAGGATAGATGCCATCTGACTCATAGACGCTGCTGTCTTCTTGCGTCCGTCTGCTGTGTAGGCATTGTCTGGCACTACTACATCATCCGGCACTATAATGTCAGCATGCCAACCAGTAGTGTTCGTGGTTAAGCCTGCTGTACGAATAGTGTAATCCCTTACGCCTTCCTCCTTTCTTGTCGGGTGGTCTACTGCGATAGCTGTAGTGGCCCACTTCTCACGCTTGCCTTCATCAGGGGCAATCATCTCAGGCCAGTATCTCCGATATATAGAAGATGCTATCATGTTCTTTATAGCATAGAGCTGTGTCTCTGCTAGGTCAGCCGTAGCTGATATGTATAAGATGGTTGTCTCAGGGTGCTTAGTCACCCACCATGCTGCCCACACTACTAGACAGTGGCTCTTCAAGTGTCCACGTGGCAGGAGGAGCAGCTGGTTAGGGTGTGATTCATCCATCAACCACTTGAATACTCGCTTGTGTACGTCCCCGTACAAGTATTTAGGGTTGACCAATGCTGCAAACGTAGCTAAATCTTGTTCGGCTAAGTCTCTGATCTCTTGTTTAGTGGACACCACGTATCCTTGCTAGGTCATCGTCAATAGTTTGCTTAATGTTAGCGTGTGCCTTGCGTTCTCGCACCACTTCTTCCTTGGTAGGTCTACCTGCTGTACGCTTCTCTGCCCAGCCCTTGTCAGCCAGCCACTTAGAAGCCTGTAGTGCCCCCTTACCTTCGCTGTAAGCCTCTAGCATAACGCCTCTCACGCCCTTAGAGCGCAGCATTACCTCTAGCTCATCTCTCCATGCGTCAATGTAGGGATGTAGACGAGTAGTGCTGTCGCATAGACGCTTCCAATGTGACCATCCACCTAGATGTTCTGTAGCAAACTGGTACTCAGTAGGGTCTGCTGTCTCTAGGTAGAGGCGCTTGATGGAGATGTACGTCTTACCGTTGTGCTCATGGTCATCATCCTTCAATGTGAACACAGCGTTCTTAGGGTTCTCATAACAAAACTCTAGGAATAGAGATTGTGTTAAGAAGTTACCTGTCACCTTGTCTCGAAATATACTCATATATTATCGGCCTATTGCTATATATGTGAAATCTACTGTCCCATTTGTCTCGTCCCACCTGTTCATTCCAAAACCAGTCAAGGTGACTTCTCCGTTTAACATAAGAGGATCTCTTGATTGCTCTACAGAAGTAAGTTGTACACTGTAAACCTCGTTAGGGAATGCTTCTGAGAAAGTAAAAGGCTCTTCTGTATCACTAGAGGATTCACACTTACCCCATTGTATAAGGACAGGCCCAATGTACGCATGACCTGACGAAAGAGTTACCCCACTAGGCGCACCTGAAGCTGCTGATGTTATGTCACCAGTTAAGCTATCAGCTGTATCATTCACTACTACCTTAGTGACACCTGATCCAAACTTAGCCATTAACTCGTACGTGCTGTCATTAGAAAAGAGCTGTGTTACATCTGTAATAGTAGATGGGTTAGATGCTGTCTCGTCTATCAAAACCCCACCCGCTTCTGGTGCAAGCAGCACACCAGACAGGTCGATAATACTTCCTGCTGTGTTGTATACAAAGTCAACAGTGTTGCCAGATGTTGTACAGCCAGCTGTGTCTATAAAGCTACCCTCTATTGATGAGAAGCCTGTCCCACAGTTTTTGACATCTGTACCTACAGCCGCCATTGTAGCTGTGCTTGCACTGTACGCCCTTACACCGTACTGGTAGCCATCTATATCAGCAGATCCTTTTATGACAGAGGACTCCAAGTAGTAGCCTTCTGAAGAAAGAGTGTTATCGTGGTATTTTGCAAAAAGGTCTACATTGCCTTGCGCCCTTTGACCCCAGAAGCCTCTTGCGTTTGTACAGTAAATATCTCCAACAAACGTGCTATCAGTAGCGAGAACGCCACGGCCACCTCCAGCTATATAAACATTACCTGAAGCATAGCAGTTCTCTGATAAAGCCAACCCATCAAAC